GGTCACGATCGACATCGATGGCACGAACCCAACCTTCAGCATCAGGATTATGATCTGACTTGCGATGAGCGTGTCGGGTATCACCGATCCAACCATCCGATGTGCGGTCACGATCTGGGAACGAGTCATCTATCTGCTCTCGTAATTGGATAGCAGCCTTAGAGAGCTTTACTTTCATCCAAGTAACAGAGCCGCTTCTTCAGCGGTAATGCCTAGACGCTCCAAGAGTGCAGCCTTGTCAGCAGCCTTAGCCGCTGCATCTGCTTCTTCTTGTGCCTTAGCATCTGCGAACGCCTTAGCATCTGCCTCGCGCTGTGCTACTTCTTCTGCTGTCAATTCGATCTCTGAGACTTCCCCAGTAGAGCAATCAACTACGATCTTTGTGTCTGCCATGTTGTCTCCTTATGAGTTCTTTATGCCGTAAAGCGTAGCGGATGTGTATTGAATCCAAGTCCCTGTAACAGGCTTAATCGAAATTGATGTAATGGCAGATGTGTTAGTCCACAGTCCAGCAATCAATTCATCAAAAGCACCCGTTGCGTTGTTTTCTCTTACACCATCTGCTGAGTAAGACTTATTGGTAGAGCCAGCGTAGTTAGGGATGTATACAGAGTTTGAAGCCCAACCAGTTTCGCTGAACTCTCCCGCCTCACCGATTAAAGCAGATGTTCCAGAATCAGATCCGGCACTTGAACCATTTCCGCTGACTCGCCTGAAAGAATAATTTGTAGTGACACCGTTAAACTCCATCATCGCTGAGCCGCTGCCGCCGCTAGCAGTTCTCTTAGATGAGATTAAAATCTGTAAATCGGTGTAAGTGCTAGGAATAGAAGTAAAGTCCATACTTGCTGCCCCACCAGCCCCAACAGTTACAGATGCAATCTTGATAAATGTATCAGGCATTTTTCACCCCGTATAATGTAAATGTAGAGCCAGCAGCAAAGGTTGTGGCAGGTAAGAGGTTAATCTCAGTAATCGCGTTAGTTGAACGAAACATGGCTACAGATGCTCTGACGGTTGATCCAGCGTTATTGGAGCGTGCTAGAATAGTTTTGTTTGTCGTAGTGTTCGCATAGTTCTGAAAGTGCAGAATGTTAGATGCGAAGGTATCAGCAGCGGCAGTTGATCCAGTTGATACATAAACGCCAATCTCATTCTGACTTGATGCTCGTTGAGAAGCTGCGACTGTGCCATCGCCTAGCAACAATGTGTTTGAGTATAAAGTGCCGCTAGATACATTGTTCACACGCACAAACATAGTAGTTGCGCTTGATACATTTGTATCGCGTGAGCTAGCGACCAAAACTAAATCTGTGTAACTGCCACTTATAGATGAAAAAGTGACACTTGCAGCTGCGATTGCTAAAGTCTGTGATGCGATTGGTGTGTATGTAGATGGCATCGTTACCCCTTAATTCCGTATAGGGCGAAGGATGTTGTGCTTGTCCAGTTCTGACCATTGGCTTCTAAGGTGATAGAGCTAATTGCAGTTGTTTCCATGTATAAGCCTGAACCAAAAATTACTTCACCAGCACCATTTCCATCAGTACCCGACAAGCTACGAATAGTTTTATTCTTGTTGGTATTGGCATAATCTAAAATGTCAATTACAAACGCACCCATAGCATTACTCGTTGCGCTGTTTGTTGCAACACTTACGACATCTTGGAAATAAACTTCCGTCGTTGATGAAGAAGCTGAGGCACTAGAGCCATTTCCTAACAATCTATGGAATGGATAGGTTGATGAATAACCGTTGACTCTCATTCTAAGAGTGGTTTGTATGCCGCCTGTTGCCGTTGTTCTACCAATGCCTCTAATTTGTAAATGTTTGTAGGTAGATGGAATCGATGAGAAAGTAATTGTTCCTGCTGAGCCTGTGCCGTTAGCAGTAGCGATGGATTCGTAGTCACCACCTGCAACCTTACCGCTAGAGGCAATGATCCCAATAAGTGAGTTGAGCATTACGCAATTCCACCCACAACAATCCATGAGTTAGCAGCGATCTTGATGCAAGCTGCTGACTTGTAACGAGCAAGGACTGGAGCAGCAGCAGTAGCACCCGCGCTTACGACTGTTGTAGTGCCAGAAGTTACAGCATTGATAGTCGTAACTCCCACGCCCTTTTGATAGACAAGCAGGGTTGTGCCTGTTGGAAAGTTATAAGTCGCATCTGTTGGGATGCGGAAAGTGTTGGCTGAGGCGTTGTCCATCGTGACAATAGCGTTGAGTCCATCTGCCTTGACTGCGGTATAGCTCGACCCCGTCTGTGCATTGACGGTAAGACCTGCGAGAGATGCATCAACCGAGTCACCTAGAGTCTCGATAGCAGTTGCGCCATCCTTGACTAGGTCAGATGAGGTCGGAACAGTCCAACCGAAGTTAGGTGTAGTAGTTGCCATTAGGTTAATGCTCCAGTCGCGTTAGTCCAAGTAAGTGTACCATTTACGCCAGTCCAGATGAGTGAGGCTGGCAATACTGTCTCCCATTGTGTGGTAGATAATGAAAAATCTGTAGCTGAGATGTAGAGCGTCATGTCTACATAAGTCGGAGTAGCCTTGAGGGCTATGTTCTCCACGAAGCCATCGAACTGACCGCCTAGCATGTTGCTGGGTAGGTTAGTGATCAAGATAGGCTGACCGAAAAAGATGTTGATAAGCGTGTCAAGGTCTGAGCTTGGTAGGTCTGGATTATCTAAACGGAAGGTAATCGCCTCAAGTGAGCCTCTAGGGTTTTTGCGTAGGTTTAACTCTCTAGAGCCGATTGTGGTGATGTCTGTCAAGCCCTTGATGTTTGACTCACTAGACTTCTGGTAAAGCCCGTAAGAGGCTATAGAATCGGTATCAGAGGTGCTGTAGACCGAGGCGTATCCTGCCCCGTACTTATAGATCAGGCTGTTGCGGATACGGTTGGTCTGGGTGGTTGAGCGAATAGTATTAGGGCTGGCATACGAGCCATTGATGTTAGTAAAGCCGTTGGTTATAAGGTAATTACTGCGATGATCTGCATCGTCATAGGAAACTAAGCCGTTCTTTTCCTCATGCATTTGACCGAGTGCGCTGTTAGCAATCTGGTCTGTCAGGCTGCTTGACTTGGTTGTAGGTGAAGCAGCAAGGTTAATCATGGTATAGAAACCTGAGTCAATGTCTCCGATGTAAGACTCTGCATCTGCCCATGTGGTTGTTGCTGGGTAGGTTGCCCATGTCAGGGTAGGTGTTACTTCTGCCCAAGTAAGGTTAAGTACATTGTCAACAATGGCTGCGATCTGTGCGCCATCTAAAGCCTCTGCAAGGGCTGTGTTATAGATCGACTTAGTAAGCTTGGCTAGATAGCCCACGCCTAGGATCTTGCCGTAGGTGATGAAGCCAGACTCCTCAGGGCTACGGACTCCAACAGAGAAGTCCGAAACCTCGCCGCCGTACATGGTCACATAGTTTCCAGCACTATCTTTAAGCTCTAGAGTGATTGTGTCTGTGACATCAATGGTAAAAGGTGAACCATCTGTGTTGATGATCTCTACTTGACAGTAGCCTGCTGTGCATTGGCGATCAATGTCTAAGCGACCAGATGAGAAGGATACAGAGGTGACAGTCGTATAGACATCATCTCCGACAGTTACGCGCCATTCAGGAAGCCATGTCATTATGCAATTCCTAAGAAGTCAATAGTTCCTCGCAAGGTTGCTTCTTCAATAATCTTCTGGATTTCCTCTGCAATAGCGTTAGGGTCTCCCACGCCTGTGTTCACAGTTATGCTGACATTGTTACCGCCGGTGACTGTAGTACTTCCAGCGGCTTGCTCTGCTGCTGCTTGAGCCGCTGCTGCCGCTGCTGCTTGAGCCGCTGCCTCTGAGGCAATCTTAGCCAATGCTGCTGTGGTGTAATCGTTAGCACCTGTTAGCAAAGCTGCTTCTGCTGCCGCTGCTGCCGCATCTGAAGCTTCTTTAAGAGCTTCTGCTTGATCTGCTAACTGCTGTTTTAAGGCTTCCATTTGTGCCTTGGTTTGCGCTGCTAATGCTTCTGATTGCGCTTTCAGTTGTGCTTCTAAGGCTGCCTTCTGCTCTGCCGAACCTGCTGTAAGTAATGCTAATTGTGCCGCTGCTGCTTCTTGCGCGGCTTTTAATTGAGCCGCAATCGCATCTTGTTGTGCTTTAGTTTGTGCAGCAATAGCGTCCGTTGTTGCTTTATTCGCTGCACCAAATGAGGATGACCATTCGCCCAGATTGTTTTTAAGAGATGTGCTTGCTACAGCAGAAGTGAATGATGACCACTCGCGACCATTAGCCTGAATCTGTGTCTGAACGGAGAACATTGACTTGGTGAGTTCATTGATCGATGCAGTAAGAGGATCGACCTTCCACATGCCAAAAGGATCTTTGAGTTCTAAAGTCTTAACTGTTGCTAGAAGATCTGTAAGTTCTTTAGTCTTTGTCTGTGCTACTGCCAACGCCTTCTGATACTTCTCGACATTGGTGAGGTTTTCTTCCTCGATCGCTTGCATGAGCTTTAAGCGGATCTCATCTTCTTTAGAGATCTTGCCCTTTAGGGCTGCCTCAATCTGGATCTTCTGTAAATCAAAGATTGCCTTAGCCTTAGATAGTTTCAGGCTTTCCTTTGTTGACTTGGTAAGTGCCTGAGATGCTTTGAGTTGAGCCGCTGCTGCTTTAGCCGCTGCCGCTCTATCTGCCTTCTGTGTGTCCTGAGATGAGACAGACATGGAGATGTTTCCCATGCCTTTGTTGGTGTTGCCGTATCCACCCTTAGGGGCGAACAGATTAAGACCGTTGCTAAAGTCAAAAGCTTCTCTAGTGATAGCAATAAACTTGCCAGTCTCACGCGTAAGGTAAGCAAAAGCATTGGCAATCTTATCGATGCCTTTGATGACAGGATCAATAGTGCTTGAACCAGATGCAGTCTTTAGTGCATCGACAAAACCCTTGCCAATAGTTTCCTTGGCGTTATTGACTGCAACCTGTAGCTTAGCAATCTCACCTGCGTATGTATTAGCAGCCGTTGAAGCCTGACCTGCGAACAGCACAGATAGTCGTGCTTGGATTTCCTCAAAGCTTGCACTTGTAAGTTCTGCCTTTGATAGTCCTACACCTAAGCGACCAAGTGCCTGAGTCTGCCCTAGATAAGCCTTCTGGAGACTTTGTGAAACCTGTGTGAGGCTCTTGCCTGTACCTGCTGAGATGTCAAGAGCAAGGTTGAGCAATTCCTGAGACTTGGTGACTGATAATGTGGCGCGAAGGAAGCGATCCATGGCAGGGCGTAGCTCGTCATCGAGCACACCTGTCTGTTGTTCTAGGCGTGAGATGTATCCGTTAACGGTTGCTGCGCTGCTACCGTAAGCCAGACCAAGATTCTGTAGAGTCTTACCTAATGCCTGTGCGGCTTTGTCATCTTCTGCAAAAGCTTTAATTGCGCGACCAATGCCACGCGCACCAAAAGCAATCCCGATCGCTCCTGCAAGATTTTTAACACCTTTAGTTAATTTCGCCGTGGCTACATCTGCTTGGGTAAAAGCCTTTTTGCCGACAAATTGCGCGGCTATGTCAATTCTTACATCTGCCGCCATTATCTGACCCTCGTCCTTTTCTCAAACTCAATTTTAGATTTCTGAATTGCAGCGATTACAGCAGCGTTGGTCTTTCCACCATCCTCTGCCCATGCACGAAAGATCGCTCTACCTTTCATCTTACGAGAAGCGCGACCTGCTTGCCCTTGCTCTCTCTTGTAAGCATTAACAATTCTGCCTGTGCCGTCTAATGCGTCAATGAATTGTTTTCCAGCGTTAGGGTTGTTGCTCTTGCCAAACTTATCATTAGTGCTAGTTGTGTAACGGTGTTCGCCTGCGCCTGTGTCTTTTCTATAAGTTGGAATAACGACTTCACGAAGTTTAGCTTGTGGTCTGCCTTGTGGGTTTAATCGACCAGCAGTTTCATAAATAGAACCAGCAGGCGAAGCATTTACAATTCGAGCAAGTGAACGAAAGCCCGAACGATTAGGCTTTGATGGCGTTGCCTTATACCCAATGCCTCGCTTGGCTTGTCCTGTGTTCCACTCGATGCGTGACCATCCACCACCACCTTGCTTAGACCAGCCGCTAATGGGTGACTGAGAAGGAATAAATCCTCTAGCTTTTTGAGTGATTGGCTTAAGAATTGAACCTAATTCTTTTTGAGTCTCTTTAGCAAGATCTGGAGTGAATTGCCTTAGGGCTTTACGAAGTTCAACGGCGCCTTTTACTTCTGTTGGCATCTGTTGACTCCTTCGCTTCATCTGTAAGACCTTGCAGCAACGCATTTAGCATTGTGCGGTCAAGCTCTAATAGTTGTTGTGGCGCGAGCCCCAACCTAATGCTTAGCCTAGCAATTAGGTAGGTGAACGGAAGATCGCGCTTTAAGCTAAAGGGTCGGAGTCCTCGACCGAAACACTAGTCAATGTCTCGATGAAGTCCATCCCAAAAGGCTTAACAGATTCACCTGATCTGCGTGTGACTTCCCATGCTAACCAATAGACATCGCTCTGCTTTTCTTCATCGCGAAACGCCTTATGGAAGCCCTTTTTAGCGTACTGCTCAAATGCGTATTCCACCGCTGGGGTGATTTCGCCTTCTAGTACGCTTCCATCTGTACGAACTATCTTTAGTTTTGCCATGGTTTGCCCCTTTAGTTTATTTTTAGAATGTGCCTGTGGTTGCTACTGCAATTGTTGAGTTAGCAGTAAATGTGATTGACATAGTGCCAATATCGCCAACAGCACCATTGATGTCTGTAGTGTTGTTGACTAGCAATGAGACTGTATACAGAGGGTTAGTCGCTGAGACTGCTGTTCCCTTTGTCTGTAGAAATACTGCTGTAACAGTTGTTCCCCATGCTGCCTGTAGTGTTGCCAATACATTAGCTGACGCTGTGTCGTTTAGGAAGTCGATAGTCACAGTTGATGACTCTAGACCCTTAACGAACTTGTGAGATGAGTCACCCATTGCGGTTACTTCTAGCTCATCGAATACGCGGTTGATTGTTACTGCTGTTACATGGTCTGAAAGATCGACTGAGTTAATCTTCACACCTACATTGTTATTTAGAAATACAGCCATGAGATTATTCCTCGTCCTTCTTAGTAGTTGCTGGCTTTGGTGCTGTTGGTGCTACCTGCCCGATCTTGATCAGGAAGGCTTCGTTTTCTTTTTCCCACTCGGACATTTTAACTCCAACTCGTTAGGATTGATACTGACATCTCACAGCTGAGCAAGTCTCCGCTTGCCGCGTTGAGAACACTAGGTGCGCTTATTGCGCCTACATTATAAGTCAAAGATGATGCTGCTAGTAGTGCGAACACGCTAACTACGGTGTCCTCTATTCCATTGAGGTTTCCCTCATTGTCAAAGAGTGGGACTGTCATAACAATCTTGAAGTTAGCCATCGGGCTGATGCCAATGTGTTGATTGTTTGTAGGTGTTAGATAAGGATCATCTGGAGACACGATTACAGAGTTAGCAAGGACTGTTGCCGGTGGAAAGGCGAAGGTCTGCCACTTAGCATTGTTGACTAAAGCAGTCGCTAGAGTGGTGCGAAGTGTCGTAATGGCAACAGGCATTAACCCACCATTGAGTTAGGGCTTAGGGCGTGTGCGATCAATCCTCGCACCTTAGCGAGAAGCTGTGCGCTCATTCGATAAGGGCTTGGCTGGAAATCGACTAGGTTACTGCCCGAAAGGGTTGCAGTACGCGCTTGCCAGATTTCAACAGATACCATCAAAGCTGCTTGTTGAATTGCTGCATCAGTAGACCAATCGACATAAGTGTCTGCTGTTACTGTGCCAAAAGGTTGTACTGGATGCTCTACTGCTGGAGTGTTGTTATTGCCTGAAATGTTATAGGTGATGTTGTAATCGCCTACTCCAGTGAGAGTCTTAGATCCGTTGTGCTTAGAACCGTTACCGCCAATGACAACGGTCTGACCCACATAAAAGACTTTTTCTACTTTGTCCTCAAAGTAAAGTGTGCCTGTTGTGGCTGTGTTGCTGTGAGCGATGTTATAGACAACATTAGTCCAGAGCATTGGAAGCAATACTGCATCTGTAGCGTCACAGACTTCTTGAAGGGTCGCGTCTGGATACAGCGTGCCAACTCCAAGAGTTGTGCGTAACTCACTTACTGTAGTTAGAGACATGCGATTCCTTTCTAAAGACTCTGAGGGGTAGAGGGCTACTACCCCTCAGAGCGTACTTAGTTACCTGTTTTTATTAAGTTAGGTTGAACTTACGAACACCCTTACCTGACTTAGCAAGATAGATTGCTAGGTATCCGTAAAGGTTGATCTCGATCTCGCCAGATGTCAAAACATTGACTCGGAGCTGTGTTGTTGGTGACTCCCAGCAGTACACAGATGATGGTGCAACTAGGAAGGCTGAGTTATCAACTACGCCAGATGCAGAGATGTTGTGATCGACGATTAGGTCTGTTCCCAAAACATTTCCACGAACTGATGTTGCAACTGCTGTTCCTGCTGCGTTATATGTTGCGCCTTGTGCTGAGTAAAGTGCGCGACCTGTTGTGTCTGCGTAGCCTGCGATTGCTGCCCATTGATCAGTTGAAGCAACTAGCTTGTTAGCAAAGTCTCCGCCTGTACCCTTGTAAGCTGCTGCGCCTTCTATAGAGATGAATGACTGTAGTCCTGCTGCTGTTGCTGCTGTTGTTGCAGCTGTTGTTCCATCTGCGATGAACGCTGCGATAAGTGCTGCATCTGTAGCCTTCTCGTATGCCTTGCGAAGCTCAGTCATCATTAGCTCCATGAACGCTGGAGATGAACGATCTACAAGCTCGAAAGATACGCGCTGTAAGCCTGAGAACTTATTTACTGTTACTGTGTCGTAAGCAGATGTCATGCCTGTCTCAGATGGTGCTGATCCTTCATTTGTGTCTGCAACTGTTGGAGCAGTATCAGGTGTCGCATTGTTGGTATACAGGCGAGGGACGGTGAAAGACATTCCGCTTTCTGTAAGAGCAGCGCGTGTTGCTGCCTCGAACGCTGGGCGTCCTGTAAATGTGTCTGTGATAAATGTGTTTAGGTGTGGAGCAAGTGTCAAGCCTGTGTTTGTTGATGTTGAGTCATCTGCTGCGCGGATTACGCGACGAGCCTCGTCATCACCAAGAGCTGCCTTGATGTTTGCTTCTAGGTATTGTGCTGATGTGATTGGTGCTACGCGCTCGCGCACGAATGTAGTTGCTGTCACTACAGTTGGGCGAGCAGCTTCAACCGCTGCTGCTTCTACTGCTGGTGCTGCAACTGTCTCTGGAGTATTCTCCACAGCTGTCTCGCTTTCTGTTGGTGTGATTTCTTCTTCTACGACCTCTGGAGTTTCCTCAGCCGCTACATCGAGAACCTGAGCCGACTTGAAAGCTGGCTCGGTTACCAATGAAACCTCTAGCAATCTTGCAGCGGAAACGAACATAACATTTCCCTTCTGCTTTGACTTGATAACTTCTACGCCTACAGATAGACCTGATTGCAAGCCTTCTTCTGCAAGGATTAAAGCTTCTGATCCACGATTAGATCGTGAGACCTTGAAGGATGCATAGATCCCATCTTCTTGCTCTGTGAATTGTGTTGCCTTGCCTAATGGCTGGCGTGTGTCATGCTGGTTAAGAAGCTTGACAGTCTTTGGATCTTCTGGAAGTGCGATTGCGCCCTTCTCAAAAACTACTTTACCTGCTGAGGTGTTTCCAACCTCGCCTGTTCCCGCTGGCACAATCTTGCCTGAGATGAGGCGTTCCTCAACATTGGCAATTAGTCCCGACGAAAAGGTTATGACCTGATTTTCCATTAGGCGATTCCTTCGCTTCCGTTAGGTGTTAGATCTTCCATCTCCATGGCTTGCTCGACTGTGATCAATCCCAGAGATAACATCTTCTCAATTACTAGCAATCGCTCCATTGGTTCTACTGCTAAGAATGATGAATCGACATCAAACTTAACTGCATTACCGCGAGCAGTAATGTCATCCATAGATAAGCGATCCTCGATAGCGCATACATAAGGTGCAAGGCTTAGAGAATAGAACTGCTTGCGTTCATCTAATACATTTGCGTAAGTCATGCTCTGGTTTGCTTCTGCTGATAGCAAGTAAGCAGGAACATTACACAAGCGAGAGATTTCAGTTGCTAGGAACTGTTGTGCCTCGTCGTACATCATGTCTTTAGGTGAGAATGATGTTGGCTGGTATTCCAGAGTAGAAGTTAAGTAAGCAGTACTGCGATTATTGCGAGCGTTTTTCCATGCAGCTAATAATCCAGCAACTTCTTTAGGATCTAAATCTGCTCCGTTGTTGCGTAGAACTCCAGAAGGCATCGGAGTCGATGCTGCTAATACTGCTGCTTTACGAAGATCAATAGCAGCTCTAATTGTTTCAGAACCGCGCTCTAAGATACCTTCATCGAATGCTTGAAATGTTACAAGTGATCCAAGTCCTGACATTGGAACAGGTTGTGCTTCGATGTAATACTGAGTAACTTCCATGCCGTAAAGATCTGTGGTAAATGTAACCTTGACATTTGGAATCCACTTGAAACGAGATGGGCGTCCATCTTCTGCATAGACTTCTGTGACCTGCCAATAAGCAACACCGTACATAAGCAAACTATCAACAGTCCACGCCATAGTTACTGAACGCGGTTGATTGATTGCTGGTTGATCAACCCAGATTGGATTGCCTAATTCTTCGCCTGTTGACTTACGGTAAAGATTGAGTGGCAACCCACCGATGACACCGCTTAAAAGATTGCGGCACTTTGCTACAGCTGGGACAGACATCGCCTCGTTGCGTTGAACGCGAGGGAGTACATAGTTGTAAAGCGAGTTGAGATTCTCGCCCATAATTTGAGGGGCGTATTGCGCTAAAAGCGATGAACGCTGATCATTATTGATTGCTTCAGTTTTGCGGAATAGACCCATAGTCATAAAGTGTAGCATTTGTCAAGTAATTAGACAACATGCTAGGGCGTGTCTAAGTATAAATCTGTGGCTTAGGCTGAGGGATCATGAGCTTGCTAACTGCCATGGCGATGCCAATAGGTGCTGAGATGTCACCTGCTGACTTTCGTTTAATAATGCGCCAAGCCGAATCGTTCACCTTAGCTGCACAGTTATTCATCTGCTGGATGAACTCTGCCTGTCCATTGTGGACTACTCGATGATTGACCAAGCCCTCTAATAGATCGCCACAGGCTTTGTAAAACTGCTGCCCTGAGACATCCTCGACCACGACTCCAGAATTAGCCAAGCGATCTGCGATAGTCTGAGTTGCGTACTTGTCAAAGCAGACAAGGCGAGGTTTATAGATGTCACACCAAGCCTTTATGCTTGCAGCCATCTTCAATTCATCGATGGCTACCTGTGAGCTGTAAGTCTCCAAAATGCCAATACCTATTCTGCCATCTGGCAATAACTGACCTGCTACAAGTGAGCCGTTACGCCTTGAAGGGCTAACATCAAAGCCAAAGATCGTGTAAGCCCCGGGCGGCATTTCTAGTGTTGAGTCCGATGTTTCTTCAAGAATACCATGCGGCCAAGGGCTTGAAAGCGAGTCAATCCATTGGCAAAGAGTCTCTGTGCGAGTGTTTTCAATCGGTGAAGTCGCAATCGCTTCCTCAATCGCGTCCTCAGTGATTGTGTACCCCATTGAGGGGTTAGCCATAGCCCATGCATTACGGTCGTCTATCTTGCAGTATTGAGGGGCTGAGTATTCGTAGAATCCGAATGACTTAGGTGGATAATCAATGGCTCGTTCTCGCAAGTCATTGAGCACAGTTGAGAATGCATCTCCAGCATTTGAGGTAAGAAGCGTCTGACTATTTGGGTGAGCTCTAGTCGTTGGAGTAGCAGCTCGGAATCCGTCCTCTGAGATCTCTCGGACTTCATCGATGTAGAGCAACCCATTGACTGATCGCCCACGAGATCCATCTCTAGTTGCAGCAACGACATCAAGGCGCGCTCCAGAGAGCATCTCAATTGACTCTGTGCCGTTGGCGTGTCTGATCTGTTTAACGAATCCTTTGAGGTGGTCATTGGTCTCCAATAGGCTAGTTACTTGTCTGAAGGTGTCTAAAGCCATGCTTCTGTTAGAGCTCATTATGAGTACATTGGTATTCCACTTAATCAGGTGAGCCAGTATGAGCATACGCGCTAGGTGGGTTTTACCG